TGACAAGTTGCGCCATTTCTGACGCCCCTAGGGGCTTGTTGATGAGTGAGTCATTTACTGCAATGCCTGATTCTCTAGTAATGTCAGACTGCTCTCCGGAGTACCAAGACCACAGGCGCATCAAGACTCCAAACATTGCTGATTTGTTCCTTACAAGTGCAGAAACACTTGAGGCGACTTGAGAGGCTCTCAGTGAAGCCTCTGTAGCGGTCTTGACATTGGCGCCATATAAAAAATTAAGAGAGCTGCGATCCATCAGCTCCTCGACATGCTCAATTTCTTTTTGATGCCGCTCTAAGCTTCTGCCTGTAGGTTCAGCAAAACTAAAGTCTCCCGAGTCACCAGAAAGATCGACAGCCGTATTTGGGCCAAGGATCAATGGAGCGGGCTTGCCATCGGGTCCTACAGGTGCACCTTTCCTCACAGGGACTGGCATGGCACATTTGTGAAGCAGTTCCGCTAAGTCTGATCGCATCTGAAAATGCTGAATACTGAGGTCGGCTAATCCATCCATCGGGAGATCTCCCTGTGCAAATCGGCTTGTTGTGGCTCCATACCAAACCAATGGAACAATTGGTAAAGATGTAGTTGCCTCGTCGATTTTTTGATTTTCCCAACGGTTCGCATCAGTCTTGATTAGCCGAAAGCTTTCCACTTTGCCTGGCGTCAGCACATAATAAATAGGCTCTACCCTTGACCCAAAACGATTCTCCGCATCGGGGATATTACGCAGTTGCCTGACGGTAACTTGGTCAACACTTTCCGTGCCACGCTCGTAGCTGACATTCCAGTTAATTACATCGGCTCGATTTACAGAAATAAAGTAAGGATGGCGCCCATCATCCATCTGATCAAAGAAATTATCATTTCCATTGTCCGGCATCATGTCTACCATGACAAAAGTGCCGCCATCACGCAGAGTCAACTCATCGCACATAGTCATAAAGCTCTGCATGCTCGAGCCTTGCATGTCTACGTTTGCATTGTTAGCCTCCATGCTTTTTGGAGCATCGATAATTTTAAAACGACTTAATAGCCCTGCGTAGGACTTGATTGCGTCTCTGTAGATCGGGGTATATGTGGATCTATCCAGTCGTGCCTTGTATGCACCAACGGGTTCTGCGGGTTCTTTGTGTAGATACTTTTGTTTTGCCGAGCCAAGGCCCGTGCTGTTCATGATCGTCCAACAATCGTAGGCCTGCTCTAACTGAGGCAACAGACGCATCAATTCTGGACGATGGTATGAGACCAGACCAGGATCTGTTGTCGGATGAGAGATTCCGTGCATTGCAATCGCTGCGATGTAGTGAGCGTCATACTCTGAATAGTGACTCAGAAGGCTTCGCGCCATACTGATCCTTATAGGTTGCCGTGCAAAATAAAAAAGACCCTGCCAAAGCAGAGCCTATTAGCCTCAACTTCCCTGACTCGACAGTAGTACCTACATTCAATAGAAATGAAGTACAGACAAATCTTAGCGACTAAATGGCAAAGGTCAATCCCCTAGCCTTTTGAAAGAGAGACGCCCATGTCTCCGTGATACCTGCCAGTCTGTGAGTAGCCTCTTAGTGGCATCTCTGCAAGATCAGCGAACCTGAGCTGGCCCATTTTTAATCCAGGCCAAATCCTTAAAGGTGTAAACCTGTTGACATTTTTAATCTCCAGCGTGATCCTACCGTTGAATCCAGGATCAATGTAGCCAGCCAATAGATGCTGAAAACCCTCGCGAGCTCTACTGGATTTTAACTGAAACTGACATTCCATACTGTTGGGAATGCGAACCATCTCTGCCGTGTGAGCTAGAAAAAATTCCCCAGGAGCGACCCAAGTACCTTCCTTCAGAATCTTTCGCTTCTCAAAGGTGCACTCACGAGTCTCTGCATACATTTCAGGGCCAAGAGTTACATCAATTGATGCAGGATTGATCATTGATGGATCAAAAGGTTCTACAAGGCCCTGGCTCCTACATAGCTCGCGGATTTGAAAGTCTACGATTGTGCTCATTTCTTAGCCTTAAGAAGGTGTCCCAAGCATGCTGAACAACCCCTGTGTCAATAGGGATTTTTTTGTTCAGTCTGACTTGCTGTTCATACCAAGTGTATTGACTGCGGTAAAAATCAAGCGCCTGTTGCAGCTTAATATTGTCCGGATAATCTAACTTGTTGACATGCTTTTCATTCCACTTCATTCCGCTACTCGTTCCTCAGAATCAGCCTTAGCTAGACAAGCAGCATTTGTACAGCCCGCGACTGACTCAATGCTCCAACTGGTGCTGTCGTATTTGTCAAGGATGTCGAGAAAGTCAATGTTTTCATCTTGAGACACTGACTGGATTTCCATCAATGAATCATATTGTTCTTTTGAGATTGGCTCGAATGGCAGTCGGGGGAATGTTCCGCCATCAACATCGAAACGCGCAAGCAATGCTGCGGAGATGTATCCGCCATCATTTTGAATGTCTTTGTAAATCAATTTAGAAAGAACATCGATCTCACTCTCCCTGTATTCAATGGTGGCTGACGTGTTGTGATCTGTATACCATGCCTGGACTTGCATATAAAGGCCCCACTGAGCCGCTGCAGGTAGATCCGCTAGATCATGATCGTCACATCCAGGAAGGTTGGCCCAGCTCACTTCAGTTGGAATTTCAACCAGCACTTCTTGAACACGAGGATCCGCGATGTCATCTAAAAGATTGCCATTCTCGTCTCGTGCCGACTGAGCGGGAATTACACTGTAGCCGTACTCAATTAGCGCCGGAACCAATGGATCATTTACTCCTAAAGTGATCCGACGAATGAACCGCTGGGCCTTGGGAGGGTGCCAGCCACTAGATGCCCCGGTCAATAGACTCTTAGTCCCCGCGGGCTGGACAGTTGTGATGCGATTAGGGATGCGAAGGCCGCGAGACTTGCAATAGTCTTTGACCCCTTTGTGAGCAGAATTCCTCCACCGACGGAAGTACATTTGCTCAGTAGCTAAATAGGCTTTTGAACGACGCCCATCATCAGGACGGCCTTCCATCATCCAGTCAAGCCATTCAGATCCCAGCGCATGCACCAAGAAATCAAATAGGCCGGTAAAGCTAACGCCAACGATTGGATCGATTTCTCTCGAATACTGGTAACGTTCGTGGATGAATTCGTGGTTGAGCAGAGCAGCCACCTGAAGCCCTGCCGCTTCAAAAGCATTTTGCTGTGTTTTGATGTCGCCTGGATGGATTGTATTGAGATGAACCTCAGCAAGATTGCAGTGAAAGTCCCTGCCAATGATTTCGCCGCATGGATTCAATCCATACCTATCGATCCTGTGATTCATCTCTTTGTTGTCAATCTCACAGCCATGAACCATCGCTGCCAAATGATGCAGATAAGATCGAGCTGCTTCTCTTCCCTTTTCGGTATATACTTTTAGGAAATATTCTCGATATTCAGGTCGATTAAGAATGTCAACATTAGCTCTGGCGATGGCCTCAGGGACGTACTGAATTGCGCCTTCCCCAGACTGAAACTGCTTAGTTACAGCATCCTTAATCTCTTCAATAGATGGCTTGGTGTGATAACAACGAGTATGGTTTGCCATGCGAAGGGCTTCTTTCTTAGGGTCCACGCTCCAATTGCCTTCCGCATCTTGCTTATAAAGGCCTAGCTTTGCAGTACAGGCGTCAGCATCATCTTGACTGAATTGCCTCATACCTGCAGACCTACGGATATTGCCTGCTACTACAGCAGTCGCAGCTTCATCAATCAGCAAGCAAACTTCTACCGACGTCAGCTTTCGTCCCTGAGCGTCATTTAGCACGTCTACAACCTTCCTGAAGGCCTCCTCCAGCCTGACAGGGTTAGCGGTGCCGCCAAAGCCCTTAAGACGTTCTCCTGCCGATCGAACGCTGCCAAAATCTAGGTGCAGCCTAATAAAGCCCGAGTTAGAATTAATACCTTCAAAAGCCAGATCGATCAAAGCCTGGTAAGCCTCTTGCCATCCTTGCCTGCTGTCGCCTACATGAATCTGAACCAATCCAGAGGGCAGGACAGTATCAATCCTAGTTTCATCATGCCTAGCATCTTTCGGATAAATGCCGACAGGTGTCACCTCGACGATGTCAATTCTGTTTTTTACATCCGGAAGCTTATCAATCACATGCTGCTCTAAAACCGCACCGGTTCCAGAACCTTGCATGGCCAAGTCAACCAAAAGCCCGAACGCACTTAAGTCTTCAATATGAGTCGAAGTGCAGTTGTAATAACCAGAAAAATTAGCCTGCTTCTTGCTCCAAGCTGTGCCAGCGACCCAGAAAGCACGTCCAGAAGGGAAGGCATGCTGCTGTAACGCTTCACGCTTTACAAGCTCATATTCTTCTTCTGTAAAGCCACCAATTCGCGCAAGGTCGTCAACCGTGCGAGTCATCGCTTCCTTAAAGTTTTCGCGTGAACCGTTTTCTTTGCGACGACTATATGTGCGATAAAACACCGGCTCTGCAGAGGGTGCGGTGCTTAGAAATTCCTTCATCTATTTGAAGCGCGTAAGTAGAGGGTGCCAATTCAATTTAGCTGCGGCCGAGGCTTCTGCAGGATCTCTCAAGGAACTAATCAAGCTTCAGGATTCCAGTTCTTGTCACCCTTGGATAGCTGTCGTCAAAAATTTCTGCCGCGTGTTTTTCGTTTCGGGCTTTAACTACCGTTCTGCCATACCATGGCCCTCTCCCATAGGAGTCAGGGGTACCGTACCTGTAAATTACTTCAAACATTTTCAGCCTTCTATTTTGTAGAAAATTAAACATGACTATAGATCAAAAATTTTGCATTCAGGTTCCCAAGGGGTCTCCTCGCAGAATTTGGCCCAAAACGCAGAAGAATAATTAGACGAATCCAATTGCTCGGACTTCTCTTCGCATCGCTTGTTCTCACAAGTACAGCGTTGGTTTCGTTGCTTGCGGGTCATTTTTAATTGGTTAATAAATTAACGACGGCCTTGGCCACGATAAACTTTTTTACGTGTTGAAGATCCACGTTTGCGGTTTCCGTTTCCAATAGAAGTTTTTTTAGGCCTACGACCCATGACATGGCCCTCTCTATGCTGATGACTGTTTAAGTTTTTGTACATAAGGCTAATGTTTACTATTCCAATATATCAATCGTTATTGAGCCTGTCCCAGATGTCAACATACATAAAATCGCCAGGATGAGGAAGCCCGTACTCCTTGCAAACTTCTACCAGCTTCCTGTACTGCTGCCATGCAAACCATTTCAGTTTATAATTCAAAATAAATATCTCCATTTTAAGCGAAATGTAAGTGCAGATAACAATTGATTGTTTTGGCCAGCAGACAAACGCAACGCTAATAAATGCTGCAATAATAAAATTTGATAGGATTACCGGATCAGTCATGTCAGCACTCAACGTATACATTGCATACCTCAACACAAGACGGAAGAATTGACTGTGCTTTTACTACTGCATCGCCAGCCGTTAAAGCTGATACGTGCATTAATCTTTTCTGACTAATGCCATCGATATAAATCACCTTGTAGGTGAGTTCTCGACATTGCGTTTGCAAAGCAAAAGATTTCAATCTGTGCTATAAGTTTGCCGGTTTTTTAAAAAAACACAATTTCAGCGTGCCTTGCCTCTAAAAAAGCTTGCCAGCTCTATAAAACCTCCAACAGGCTGTTCATCAATTTCAATGTAAGGGACTGTCTGCCATTTATTTGACTTGCCATTGATTTCTCTGTATTCCACTTTTTTCAGGTCTAAAAGCCGTTTAGCTTTTACGCACCATGGGCAATTTGACATAGTATAAATTGTGGCGATCATAATCAGAAAGACAAAAGGCAATATGCTTAAGTCTAGCGAAGCAAGGGCTTGCAGGTAAACCAACTGATAAAGACATATATTTTTCGCAGCCAAGTGCAAGTCACTGCTAAATAGGTAGAGTCAAGGGTTTCAGCAGAGGCATGAGAGATCCGCGTAGATGAAATCATCTTAAACATATCCTTGGGCTCAAGAGAGACATACATCGTCAGCTTCTGCGTCAAGGCTTGTGATCCTCAAATAACAGTTCACTGGCTATAATATCTTGCCTTAATATCTTTTCAATATGAGCTAGCACTCCCTCAGAAGTGTCTATGCAGACGTTGGGCCTTACTAATGTCCTAAGTTGCTGCAAATAATGTGGCTCAGCCACTGAGACTACAGCCATAACGCTATGTGGAGTTAGGTCCACCAAAGAATAAGATTCAAGCTCCGAAATTCGTAAAGACAACCACCTTAATGCTGGGTTGTGAACGTAGTCTAAGAGTTGCCTTAAACGATCACGAAGCCCCGGTTTGTGAACATATATTCTTAGCATCCTTCTTTCAGACATTGTTCTTGTTTCAGTTACAGTCCTTGTCGACCACTCAATCTTTTTTAAAGGTGCTGCTCTGTTCCCCCAGCCTTGGGCAATACTTACGGCCTCTTTGTCATTGTTAGCAAGAACTCTTGCAGCCCTATCGATGTAATGAGCTCTTAAGGCTTTTGAACGAAGTCCATCTATAAGACGCTTTAGGCGCGACTCAACCTCAGTCACCTTTGCAGTGTCACTTTTGTCTAAATCTGCAGCCCATGTATCAATAATCCAATCAAGCCAACTCGGCGCCGTAGCAATGTAATGATATAAATTTTGACCACTCCTTAAAATTTCATCAGGATCCTTGCCTTCCGGCAGATTCACTACATTAATTGAGATCTCGCCAGCCATAGCCATTGAGCCTGCTGATCCAATAAAAAGCTCGGAAGCTTTCTTCCCTCCCTGGTCTCCGTCAAAACACAGAACAAAATTCTTAGCTCCACGAGCTAGCCTTTTTAATACATCAGGCTCGGGTGCTCCGGTGCCTTGCAATGCCACAACGTTTCTAATGTTGTGCTGCCACATACTGACCACATCCAAGTGCCCTTCGACAAAGATCAGACTGGCCGCTTCTCTTGCATATTGCTTGGCTCTTACCTCATTAAAAACTAAAGACTTCTTCTTGAAAATGACAGAATCTTCGGAGTTTTTATACTTGGCAGGCTGATCAATTGTGGTCCGACCCGTAAAACCTACTATCTCATTGCGATGATTTAGTATTGGTATCGTAATTCTTTGTGCAAAAAAGCCGCTTGGAGCAAATCCGATTTCAAATTCTTTTGATGCCTCTGCCGTAATGCCTCGGTCAATTAGTAATTGCCTAATTCGTTCCGCACGATCATCCTGCAAGTTGAGTCGGTAAGCTGCATGCTCTTTAAGCAGTCTGTCTATAAAGGACTTTCGCTCTTGCCTGTTAGCCAGATATTCTTGCTGGTCTCCACCGTCTATTTCAATAGCAATTCCAGCAATATCTGCTGCACGTTCAACCGAGTCGACCCAGCCTAGGCCGTATTTTTTGGCTATGTAGTCAATGGCATCAGCCTTTGTCCTGCATACAGGACAGAACATAAAGCCTTTATCCTCGACAATGTTCAACGAAGGAGAATTATCGTCATGCCACAGGCAATGCGTATTAAATTCCCGGCCAGACCGTTTTAACGTGCCCCCAGACTCCTCGACGATCGCCGCTAGGGAATAGTCTTTTATTGCCTGTATCGTGCGTTGAGAAATGCCCATACGCCAATCTATCTAAAAAACGTTGCCTTGCAACCGACCTCCCTCCATCTTTTCCCATCCTTCTAATAAATCAATTTCACTGTCAGACCAGTCGGTTTCCCTGCATCCCATTGCCCTTAATAGATTATTAACGGTTTTTTTAGGCACGACATTGCCGAGGCCGGTAATGTACAAAGCAATCTCTCTGATAATTTGCTCATCATCTAATTCCAATAAAGATTTAGTAACAATGTCGACATACGAATCAGCAAAGTTCAATTCGCTAGGCTCAAGGGGCTGCGTAGGATTTGCCTGATCCTTGAGTTCCAACGGCGGTCCTGAACAAACCTTGCGGACTTCCATCCACTCTTCTCTCTCTATTCCAAGTTCTTCTGCAATCTCAATATCGTTTGAGCCTCGATATAAAAGTTTTCTTCCTTTGACCCAGTGCTCTCGCATCTTATGACTTAGGCGTACCGCATATGTCTTGTCGCGAACCCAATGCAACAGTTCTCCACGTATCGTAGGAATCGCAAGACTTGAGAACCTCATGCTTTTGCCTGTGACCGGGTGCGGCTTGTTTGGGTCGTATCTATACGCAGCTTTACACAGGCCTTCAAAAGCCACCGACTCCAATGTCTGATAGTCAATTCCTGTAGATCGCTGTATACGCCAAGCTTCCCTCCTGGCTAGATTTAAATTGTCAGACGCAAGCCTCTGTTGTAATGGCGACATCGTAAATTTTTGAGTTTTACGCGCCACAATATTAAATCTTTACATCATTGTATCAATAGTAGGAATAGCTCTATCTCCTCTACCCCACGTAACTTCTGTCATCTGTGGTGCAGATCTTTGACTGCAATAATTAATAGCCATTGTCAGGCTGTCGACCATGTCATCATTTTTTGATGCCGGAAACAGGCTAAACTCGTTAATAAATGCATCAAGCCAGGGAGAACTAGCGGGCAAGAATACATTGCCAGCTTCAACTACTGGCACAATCCCAGAAGCTCTGGCTGTCTTACTTTTTTCAGGCCTAAACCCTACAAGTCCAGGCACTTTTGTAGACATCATTTGGTATACGGCATATCCAGAAGCCGCTAATTCAATTACTGTCCCTGATAAAGAGTGGCGCTGATAAAGCCTTGAAATCATTGCCATTGTGCCAATTACATCCAGCTTTTCGCGTACCATATCTAGTACATAAAAACGATTTCCAGCCTGCCCCACGACAGTTCCGACAACGTAGTCGCTTTTCTTTGTGTCAGTAAATGTACAGTCAACAGAAAGCATTACACGCTGAAAGCTAGGCATGGTGTCGTCCCAGCTATAATACTGCCACCATTCAGGTGAAAACATATTGCCGCCTTCAGGCGCAGGTCTTTGTTGGTAAAGAGATGCAAAATCTCTCGAACCGATAGCCTCTCTTATTCGCTCTAAGTCATCTTTGTCGTACCTCTGCGGGCACAAAGGCTCATCTGGCTTATCTCTCCAGTCAGAAATAATATTGCAATGCTCAGGAAGCAGCGGTCGGCTGTCCTCCTCCTCATACAACGCAGGCAAGTCAACAATTGTCCAGTTCTCTCTGCCTTTTTCAGATACGTTGCTCTCGTTCTCTAGCAGTTGACCAATCATGTCATTCTCTGCCCACCTAGTTTGAATAACTACGATAGCCCCAACGTGCGGCTCAAGCCGTGTATATAAATTTGATGTATACCAGTCATTAAGCTTATCCATCATTCGCTGGCTTTCTGCATCCTCGCGGTTTTTTACCGGGTCGTCGATAATAAGAAGATGCCCTGAGCGGCCAGTAACTGCGCCTCCAACCCCAGCCGCCCATAAGCCGCCGCCCCTTTCAGTACCCCAAGCATTAACAGCTTGAGACGTAGGATTTAAAAGGCCTCCGGCTTCCTTAAAGAACTCTCTTGCTTTTCTACTAAACCCTTCTGCGAGCTCAGCGGAATAAGAGCTAACCCCGACATATCTATCAGGATGAGCCAACAAATAAGCAGCAGGCAAAAGCTGCGAAGCAAGAAGAGATTTTCCATGTCTTGGTGGCACCTGCAAGATGAGTCGCTGACAATCACCGTCAATGACCCTTTGCAATTCTTTGATGACTGTTGCATGAAACCTGTAAAATTTGTACTGCGGAAAAACTTTTTTTATGAATTTCCAAAAAATAATATCCTTGCCAGGCCCTCGTTTCGCTTTCTTCTCTTTGACTGCTTTGACAAGATCTTGGCCCGTGGAGGCCAGTTCTAAATAATCACGACCCAGTTTTGACGACATTGTTATTCATCCAAAGGAATTTCATAGACATCGACCTCTTCGACGTCGCTTCTTGAGTCTTCAAGCTCTTGGTCGACGACATTCATTAATTCGTTAATACCGAGTGATGTAGCCCAAGCCTGACGTCCAGAATCGCTAATGTTAGCGGCTGCTCTCATTAGTCCCGAAACTAATCCCATTGGAATCACCTCTCCTTCTGACTCAGCCTGTGCAATCCTTTTTTTAATTATATCCATTAAATCAGAGCTGACATCCATCATCAGCTTGGCCTGATCTTCGTTTGCTTGCCTAAATTCTTGTATTGCCTTTCTTTGTTTTGTTTTTTCGATTTTGCTAGCCTGCTTAAATGCTGCTGTGATTTGCTTCTTGTCGAACGCTGCTGCTCTTTTCTCCCAATTATATTTCTTAGACCAATTACGTGTCTGCTCCGGACTTAGGCCAATAAACTCAGCAGTATCAACAATACTTCGACTGCCTCCTGAATTCATGTAAAACTGAAAAGCACGATATTGCTCGGCGTTTTCATGCCTGCCTGCCTCATTTACTGAATAACCACGGGTAAAACTGTAAATTGGTCCTGGAGCAACTTCAGCCTTCCACTCCTTCCATGATTCTGAATTACTACTCATTCTTTATAGGCTTGTCGGGGTAGTCTGCCGAAGACTTTGCTTGGCAGTGAATGCAAATATGGGTAAATTTAGTGTCACTAGAAAGATCTTTAAAATAATGAGCCAAAAGGCATGTTCCGCAGGTTTTACACCACCTGGACGGAATGATATTATCGGTAAAAAACCTTACATCATTTAACATCACAAAGTTCTGAAGAATTTTTGGGCGGGCATGTTATTTATATAATCATATGCAAAGGTTGGCAACACTGGCCAAATAATTTCTTGATCTAATTTTTCCGCAAAGCCTAAATAGCTATTCTCTCGTTTTGATATGTAGCCCCGGATCAGTCCAGTCTCATGACAATGATCAATGCAGGCATCTTCTAGATCCAGTGGCAGGCCAGACAACGCGGAAGAGTGACCACTTCCTGAAGTCTGTGAATCCCAAAGCATCCTTAGGCCCTCAGGGGTGCCGCACGGGTCCATACATCCTCGACTAGCTAGGCATCTGGCACGGTTATTGAAAGTATCGAAGCTACTCTTGTCACAATCTTTGCACTGACTCCTCCTTCCCAGCCTGCCTTGCGGATTTTTACAAAATTGGCTTAATGCTTTATTCTGACCACACTTCCTGCAGACTTTTTCAGCAACTGCCTGAGCTTCCATCAAACAAATACTGCTTCATATATTGTAGGCAATTCTTTTTTGAAGATTCCTAAAATTGACAAGGCTATTAGCCTATGTTCAAGCTGCGTTTCTTTTGCAGATCTGCATGATAAGTAGTGAATCCAAGAGCGAATCGTGCCCGACATATAAAGCCTTGTTGGCGTTCCAAGAGGCAAGATAGATCGAGCGCACTCCTTGGCCACGCCTTTTGAAAGCAACTCTTCATAAAGACTAAATATATCACAATACATTTGTTGTATCTTCTTATTCATTACGTCAATTTCTTGAAGATCCAGGTCGTCATGGCTGGCCTGTTTGTTTTTAAGATCTTGACGGCGCAAATGAGGCAAGCCAATCGGAGGCAGATCAGTAGCCGACGAGTAACGCTGGCTAAATTCTTGAAAGGAAAAACTGCGGTGACGAAGAATTTGCGCTGCGATTGCACGAGTTGTATTGATCTCTACCTGCATGGTAGCCATTTCAAATGGAGACACATGCTGATGTTTAAGTAAATACTTAATTAGCTTTGGAGCCGTGTCCATATTCCCTTGGTTCCGAGGGTTCGAGACCCTGGCCATATAGACAATCTGTTTTTCGGCATCCGGAGTAATTGAGACCAGACTTGCGTCATGGACTTCTGGTTGCATGATGTAATTAGTCATCAGAAAAGATCTTCGTCTGGGGTGGGAATTTCAAATGATTGCTTAAATCCTCTGTACCAGCCAGGATAAGAAAGGCTCCTTAGCTGTGGTTCCTTGTTGGGCCATTTCCCTAGTTCAGAACATGCGCTGTAGATCTTGACGGCAGCATCACTCTTTGCTAGGCCTTCTCGCATCATGCGATCGTCTACTTCAAAAAGATCGACGGTGTAGGGGGCTTTACGTTCTACAGCTACGAAAATAAATTTAAAGGGCTTTTTGTAGGCAATCTCTGCCGCCCGCGCATAAAAGGCTGCTTGAAAATCGTATCCGAGTGACACGACCTTCTTTGCAAAAATGTCAGGCTCTACACAGTCAGTCGTCTTTAGGTCAAGAACGATGCCTTCGTCTATTAGGACACGGTCCAGTCTGGCCTTGCATTTAATGTTGTGCCAGTCCCAATAGATCGAGACCTCATTGTTTTTGATGTAATCAGGCTGATCATCGTCGAACCATTTTAGGCGATCCAAGGAATTAGCCATACCCAGAACAGATCCCCAAGGATCGTCCTTACCACCGCAACCTAAGACTTTGCGCTTGCCAACTTGGGCCTTCCATGCTTTGCCTTCTTTAGTTGACAGTGACAGTCCTTCTGGCTTCATCACGTACTGCTTTTTAAAAGCCTCTCTACCGTCTAGTTTTAAACAATGCAAAGCAGTGCCCATTTCCATCGCTGGAGTAGGCAGAAATCTGTTCTGCAATGCAGCTCTAAAGTGAGCCGGACTTTCTAGGATCTTTTTCAGGCTTGACTGATTGCAACCAGGCTCTCGCCGGTAATCGCCGTCTGCTTGGTTGTAGCAAATTTCTGTCAAAAGACTGCAAGCATATAAATTAGTGTAGCGACAATTTTTTGATCTTTATACGCCACACAGAATCTTTCTTTGCAGCTTTTGTCCATCGAACTTGGATCTCAGGAATGATTGACACACGATCGTCAACCCAAAGGATGCGGTTTGCTGAATCCATTAATGCCCCGATAATATTGTCTGCATCAGCCCTCCCTTCACCTTCTATATCTATCTCAAGTCGAATAGGGCCTTCCAAAGGCTCATGCGGCCATTGTGCAGACAGTTGTCTTACCATTTCCTTCTGCTTACTCTTGTATTCTTTAGGCATGAAAGTGCCTCTCGAAGTGACTCGAGGTCGAGCTTTAGAGAATAGTGGCATGTGAACTTCTAGTTCATACTCGAACGTAAGTGCCATCTTTTCTCACACCAAACCATACTCCCATTTTACAGAACGTTTCAACAATCTCTTGTTCACTGAATCGCTCCAAGTCTTTATTTAGATCATCAACAAGGTGTAAACCCTCGTTCCATCCCATATCGTTCATTTCATTTTTATCAGCCAGCAATTGATCGGCGTCATTAGCCTGAGACTCAGCCTCCATTAGCTGGTCAGAAAAACGCTCGAGGTACCAGATGGCCTTACTGATGTCCTGACGGGTAAGAGCTGGATCCTTACGTCCCGCACGAGCAATGTACTTAATAGCATTACCTAGATGAAAGGACAGTTCCCAGTCCTCAATCACATCAATAGGCTCAAACGTGCGACCTTTGGAATAGTGTGAGGGACTGTTTACTTGATCGTTACTCATCGTTCTTCTGGTAGTTTAATGTTGCGGTTGTCACAGACTCGAGCTGTTTTTTGTTTTCTGGCTAGCCAAACGCTGGTACTTTTCCTGTCAGAAAAGACTACTGAACCTTTTTCCCATGCAGCCCCAGTAAAAACATACACCTCCTGGCGTTTTTTAAATGAACGCATTGGCAATGGATCTTGCTGCATCCATTCAGCAGCTTTAATCGCTGCTTTCTTGTATCTTACTGTGCCATCCTTTAGAACTCTCAAGCTTTCTCCTTATAATGCTAGGTAGGCTGCCATCAACCCCAGCCACTGCTTTTATAATTGTAGGCAAGTTTTTATCGTTTTCGCCCAAGTTTAGTTCCCAAAGATCTTTTTCTTGGTCATAAAGAAGAATTCCAGCCGCTGTCATTTGACCGATCGTCTGTTCGACAAGCCATTGGATTCTTGGAACATTGCAATAATCTTGCGGGCAGTCTTCCCAATCCGTGTAACGCTCAGAGCTGTTGCACAAATGCAACATTGAATAAATCACTTCGTCAGGCCTTACTCCGCCCCTGAAAAGAAGAGTTGCCCATATAAAAGGTTTGACGTCGGCAAACGTCGACAGTGGGATGTCGTCATAGAGAAGACCGACTGATCCAGAGATCTCGTAGACGCTTTCTATGTTCATAGTCAAAAAAAAGAAAGCCGCCCGTTAGGACGGCTGAATTAATTAGAAAGGATCAGAAGCTGGCGTTTCGGCTGGCTTGTTGTCCTTCCAAGGCTGATTGACGCGAGCGTCTTTCAGATCAAGGTACGTCTTGTCGTTGTAGGTACGCTGCACCAGTTGCCCGGAAACACAGACGAAATCACCACGTTGCAGTCGAGAGACTAGGCCTTCAGCTTGCTTGCTGCTGACCTGGACCTTATAGAACTGACCGGGACGATCATCACCTTTGTGATAGAAAGATTCAGTGTCACGAACGGAAAACTCCGCGACCTTGTAAGTGTCAGTGATCTGACGCAGGGTTACTGGCTCAGTGCCTGCTTTGCAGACGACGGTACCAGAAACAGTTGCTTGTGCCATGGTGGGGTCCAAATAAAGGCTTAGGCTAATTGTAATGAACTTCTGCTAATTGTCTCCAGTCATATTGCGTGTTCGTCTTTCTTTGCTTACCGACATGCTTGCGTAAGATCCTCATCGCCTTGTCATACTCAGTCTTCGCCTTCATGGTAGACATTTTTGTTTTGGCACCAATAATCAGGAACCGTTGACCTTTCAATCGTCCAAAAATGATTTGACGATGCATTTTGCTTAGTTTTGCGTCATCGCACAATTTGTCCAAACAAAATGAAGCGTTGGAGAGAGGGTGACTTTCATACATTGAATTCTCCTGAGAAATGACTTCCATCAAGCATGTCGTAGCTTTTTCATGATTCTTTTCTTGCTGTTGCGGTTTGTCCAAAGATTCCATACCCATAGCTTGTATTGCTTGGCCCAGTATTTCCTTATTTTTTGTGCCGCCTTTATAAGGACTTTTGGTGCCATAGTTTCGCCAATATATAGCTTCACGGGCAGTGCCCTCAGGAATATATATCAAACGCTCCTCCAGATGACCGCCTCTGCCGACTGATTGCTTAATCCAAGGCAGTGCATAGGTTGAAAACGTATAGCCTCTGTGTGGATCGAATTTTTCTGCGGCTCTATTTAGGCCTGTGACTCCATACTGAAACAAATCAGGTATGCACTCTGAAGTCATCGTAAGGTGTGGCCGTTTGTAGACAAACTGTCTGACAACCGATGGAATTAGTAAAAGATTGTGCTGAACAATCTTGTTGACGAGCTTACGATACTTTAGTTTATATTTGGCTTTGGCGGCTTCGTCAATTAGATTTTCTGCCTTGTAAAGAAGAGCATCTCTTCGTTTGGCAAGTTGAATGATTTGCTCTTGAGGAAGGACGGGGAAGCGGCTGGCATTGTCTAACCAACTTGTAATTATGTCAGCCAAGGATTGTTTGTATCTTGCCCTTTAATAATGACAAGCCTCCCCCTATCCGTCAAGTTGCAATAGTTAAAATTGTACTAAGAACCCGTCGAAAAATCTAATAAACTCGCTGAGCTCACCACCCTGCTCCGGCTGCTGGCTGGACACTTTTTGGCGCATACTTTTTGTTCAACGCCTCCGCCGTTGTTTTCTGCAGCGTTTCGATGCCACTTGTAAATTTGCCTCCGAGCTTTTCGACAAGGATTTCGACAACATTTGGATTGACACCAATTTCAAGAGCTTTTGCCCTAAATGCTTGCTCAGTCACGTCAGACGCCTTGGCAACCTCCGCAGTGGCCTGGGTAGTAGTCACAGTCGTCTGGCTCTTTGGGAGCGTTTGACCTGTCGTCTGGTCATCTGCAGACCCTGCGTAGCCTGATTCCATTGGCATCTTTGCCCACAATTCAAAAGCAAGCCCAAACGTCATGGCAGCAGCCATGCACATTCCTCGCCGTTGTGTGTCGGAGATATCACGAGAGGAGATGTTTTCGTACTCAATTGACTTATTGCGGTTGTCCATCACAGCCTGCGGAACGGCCGGTGTCACAGTCCCGTCAATATTTTTAAAACAGATCAGCAAGTAACCACCTTTGGGGGCTTTGTGCAAAATGCCGCCATCTGGGCTGGACACATAGTCGACAACCCATCCAGGGGCGTGCTGATGAAGAAGGTTTACGGTGCGAGCCCAGTTGATATAGCTGGCTTCAAAGCGCCCAGTACCGATTTTGTCGACAAGATTCTTTGTTGCGATGCCAGCAAGATTGGGGATTTCGGACATTTGATCAGAGTCAATTATTCGGAATGTACAGGACGAGTCGAGAGCTCATCGAAAATCTTTCTGTGTTCTGCCTCTAGAAATCTCGTTTGATCCAGCTTGCGATGCTTTTCTCTCCATTTCCGATTTTTCCACAAGCTGTACTCAGTCGGATTTTCAGCAATGTAATGAGTCCTGAATGCCGACAGATACCACCGGGGCCATATCCGAGTCCCTGAGACGAGCTTCCACAGCTCGGGTTCCTTCTCAGGAGACCAAAGCATGAGCCTGCCAATTGCTTTACCGCCTTGCTCATAAGCCTCCCGACTCTTGCTTTTCCACCCCCTTGGCTTACTCAGGCTGCTGGCTGGTCTTACTTTTTTTCGACGGCCCATCTCTTGTATTGGATTTATATTCAATATATTCATATATAAGAGGGGTGGACAAATTGTCGAACGTCAGTGGACAAAAAGTCCAACGCGAGTGGACAAAAAGTCCAACAAAATCGGCCGACTAGTGGACAAATTGTCCTGTGGAAAACCCTGAAGGAAAAAGCTTTAGCTTTTGTTCATTAAGCAATATGGACAGACCACCGGAGATCGATACACTCCAAAGGAGTCTGACCCATCGCCCCACGTTGAAAAGGCAAACGGCCTGTCAAGTACTGAGGTTTTTGTGTTCCCATGAACACTTTTCGGGAAAGCAAAGACCTGGCAATGTCATCAAAAGAACACAAGGAGGTTTCTGCCGTGAGAATTATTGGGCCTCCATGCGAGTCCAACTTCACTCAAGTTCCCAATCAAGTCTTGAATTGCGACTGGCCTGCAGGCGCGAAGATTTTGTGGATGCAACTGCACAGCTTGACGAGAAAAGGAAAGAGCGATCCACTGCCAAGGCGCTTTGTTGGAATTGCAACAGAGCTTGGAATCAGCAAAAGTGCTTTTTTGAAGTCAACAGAAAGACTGCGACTGCTGGGTGGCTTAAACTGTACGAATGGACAGTGCCAGTTGCTGTTGCCGATTGAATCAAATGATTCATTAATTCAGCCAACCGTTGTTAATGTTAATGACGAAGTAATTTCCGTAAAAGATCTTCCTGAAACCATACAAGCGTCTATTGATTCTAAAGCGAAAAGAAAGCCTAGTGGTGTTTCTCCTGAAGTATCTTGGCAGGCAATAAAAGAAGTATGGGACGCAAATAAACCTGAAATTTACTTACAAATGAAAGAACCTTTTGATAAGATGGCATTTATTGCTTTGGAAACTCACGCCAAAAGATTGCACATTGAGAGGCCTAATTATCCATCTTTCGTTTTGCAGGTACTTAAAGGTTTGGCTAAAGACAAATGGTGGCCTACGGCAGGAAACTTGAAGATTTCAAGTGTGTTCGGAAGAGGTGCATTGTCGGACGATAAGTTTGAGCGAATTGAAGGTTTTTATAGAGCTGGAGAAATAGATATGAAACCTAGATTTGATTGCACAAATGATAAGCATTGGATTAAGTGGTACAATTTCAACAGGGTCAGTATTGACACGGTTGAGCAAATGACCTTTGATGATAGAGACTCTGCTCAAGAATTTTTAACCGACTTTACAAGACCTGAGAGGCCTGCAAATGTAGCGAGGATTGTCTTTATCCAAGGAACAAACAAGCCTTTTCACTGGTCTCTACAAGGCGATTTAAGATTTCACTATTTACCTGAGTTTGCATGACTAATTTACCAAGCTACATACAACAAGCAGTTGACCTCGGGCTGCTGACATTGACTGACGGCAAGATAAGTGATGTCAATAAAGAAGCGACTGAAACTATCATTGGAATCAGCAGGATCGTAGAGAAGATACAACCAACCACTGCAGTTAGCGTCGAAAATACAACCGATCAGGAAGCAATAGTTCTATGTAGAACCTTAAGTGTTCCCAGCGGAGTCGCAAAGGAATTATGGTCAGAATTGCGAATAAGTATTGGCGTAGGGCATGATCAGCCCCTGCCAGCTTCATTGTTTTCGACAAATATTTTTCGCGCTATAAGTAACGAAATTGACAGAACCTTTCTTGGCGAAAGAAATTCAGAACTAATTAATCGCGAGTCGTTGATACGGGAGTATCAGGCCTTGCCTAAAGAATCTAGAATTGTCGACCCAGTAGTTTTTGTTGATGCGATTAATACACTAAGTGCCCATGATGCTATGGACGCCTACGGTGATTCAGAGTCTGAATGGGGAGTTGCTTTAGACCTTCTTAGGCAATCAAGAGTTAAGGCTATATATAGAGAGACTATGCAGTCTGTCATTCAAAGCAATCGTGCTGACACCAAGATCGAAAAGACTATTGAGTTTCAGCAGCAAAAGCTTATGGAATGCTTGGGAATGCTGAGAGGTTCGATAGGACAGCAAGGTAACGCCAAATCCATGGCAGAAATGCTGTTTGGCGTGCAAGGTCGCATGGGACTGATTGACAAGGTGTTGACAGCAGAAAGAGCCGTACAGCCTGTGAGCACTTCTATTCCAGCTATTGACATTGATATGGAAGGTGGTGTCTATCCTCCAGGGACCATGTTTAACGGAGGGCGTTTGTTTACTCTGGCTGCACGAACAGGCGTAGGTAAAACGGTTATCGGGGCGAATATTGCGGTAGGCCTAGCCAAAGGTGGGTTGAAGGTTGGTTTTATTTCAGCCGAATTAGATGAAGACGAAATATGGACTCGTATTTCAGCTTCTGCAACTAGACTATTAAATCCAAATACAGACTGGGCCAGTGTTGGTCAAATAAAGCAGCCACAAGAATACGAAAGAGAGAAGGTCGGCGCAAGACTTTCCATGGCGTTGGGCATCTTGCAACAGTCAGGGGGAGAAATCCATGTGGAAGCCCCTTGGGGCGCTGATGTAATGAATGTAGTATCAATTTTGCGTAGCATGAAGGCAAAAAACCCTGACATGAGAGCAGCGGTAATTGATCATTTTCATTGTCTTGCCAGACACAGAGGTGCTCCTTCCCAAGATTCCGCAATGATGGAAGATCGTGCTTACAAGCTGATGACCACAGCCAAAGAGCTGGGGATCGATCTGATTGTCTTGGCACAAATGAATCGTGTAGGGATGGACCCGTTGTCATCAAAAAGTGCTCCTACCCTTGATCAAATCCGTGGAACTGACGCTTTGGCTCACGTAAGTCATGCTGTATGGATCGTCAGAAAACAAATAGAAAAGTCTGTTGATCAAGACAATAATTACGTTGATCGCTTCACGAATAAACTTGAGTTATGGCATACAAAAACTCGCGGCAGGCAAGCAATTTGGCAAGGTCATGCAGTCAAAGGTCTGAAAGAACGCGTAGATTGCTCTATTCTTGACGTCGACTTCCCGTATTGCGTTGTAGCGACTGATAATACCTTGTTACAGGTAAACTGATAGAAAGATATGTTAGAGATGAGAAAGCGTTTTTTCATTATTGCCTTAAATATTTCTCAGGCGTTGATTTCTTTTAACGAAAGCTGTTTTGCATTTGTGGATCTATGCTTGACAAAATTAAAAACCTTTGTAAATTTCGTTATCGCCAGTATTTCTTACTTTTTTCTTAGAAACATTAACTCACAAAGATTGCGTTATTACGAGAACATCGTAAAGCAAACTCAGCAAAATTCAACTAATGTAAAGCAACAGCAAATAGAGCTAGACCTTTTGACCAGCGTGCAAAAACTTAGAGATCACGCCGTCAGAGAAGGTGACTGGACTGACAATCACTCTATTGCACTAGAAGCTATCGGCAATGCTTTGATCCAGGAGATGGACTGGGAAGAGGATTTGGTGCATCAATACCTGAAAGAAGTGGTTGAAACAATTCCTGGACTCTATTATGGCAACGAAGAAGCCTAGCTAACATTCACCGCGCTGTAGGGCGTCAAGAATCCCTTGTTTCCTGACGTACATCCCCACTGTTGGCCCTGAGAAGAATAAAGGCCTGCAATAATAGATGATTTCCCCATTCTTTTCTGAAACATGCTGCGTTGGAGGTATTGCTGATCCAGTCGAACGTAAATTATGTCCGTCAAACATATATCCAGGCAACCAAGATAGAATTGCTTGCATTACTGCCACAAAATGCAAATTAAGAATACCTATTATTCAAACTTCATGTACCAACCATCTGATTCACTAGCAATCAGCCATCGCTTCATAAGGTTTTTACGCGAATATCGTTGAGATTTGCCAGATTCAGCAGCCTTTGAAACAAATCCACCATTGACTAGGTCTAATTCTCCATATGGATCGTGCACCCAAAAATATTTATCGTCGTATCCAATGACGCAGATCCAGTGGCCACCTCCAGACGGGCTGTCAATGGCTCCAGAATGCAGAATGCCAATAGGTACCGGCATGCCAGTGTCTAGCTGGCTAATTAAATCTTGCTCACTGCCATCCATGCAAAACGAAACATTGTAACCAAGACTTCTTGCGGCGTTAACTTGGGCTTCAGAAGACACCGTGTCGCCATGCCTTAAGACTACATTCAAGTACCAATCATCGTCGCCTTCCATGGCGATTGGATCAACAAAGTCCATAGCCATTGCCATTGAACTTGTAAAGCACATTCGCTCGCCATGAGAGGAGATACTGTCACGTTGAGAGTAGTAAGGCACGTCAAGACTTGAAGCGTTTTTGACATTACCTCTGTGTGTAGCCTGAGAGCCCTTGTAAGCCTCTTTAAAGGTTTCTAGTATGTCTTTGTCTATGGATGCCTCTAGATCCCTCCAGGCTTCAATCTGATGGGCCTCTGACCTATAATAATAAGCAGCTCTTTCCAAAAAGCTTTCACTTTGATTTTTATGTAAGTTCATGACATTAATAAGTTTTCTGGAATAGCTTGGGTCCGTGGCATAACCTTCTAATTGCAAAAGCTCTGCACACTCTTCTGGGTCAGCAGCTCTGTTCACTCCTTCGTAAGACTTGTAGTCGTTATACCAAAGCTTGACCAAGTATTGGATGCATTCTTCAGGCGATTGAAAATCTTTAAATTCGTCAACGATTGTTATAAATTTACTGCCGTCCCACTCATTCGTTTGATGCTTAGTGCCTGGACTTCCTTTTATACCAAAGTAATTAAACTTGCCGCTTAACGCTGTCCCAAAAGCACTCTCTAATGCCCATTGAGCTGCGACTACCTCAGGAAACTTGGCTCCTGCGTCTTTCGCGATATTCAATATTGTTTTCCAGTCAGTCATGTTTACGTTTGCTGAAAAATAGGCTACCATAGTATAGGTAGTGAATTTTTAGCTCCATGTACAAAGAATTTAGGCGTGATTTTATTTTTTACACCCAAGTTCCAAACCATAAAGTGATTAAAGAGTATCTTTACCAAAAAATTATAGACCAAGGTCAAATTGGCGAGACTTGGGAAGATTGTGACGTGGCTACCAATTACTACTCACCAGGAAGCAATGATTTTCTTAAAGAGCAATATATTTTAGAATCGATTGCTTACAAGCCCTTAGATGAGATGGCTAACGAAACAGAGGAAATATCTCCTAAATCTATACCAGATCCTAACGGATCGTTTGTAGAAGATATTTGGTACTCAATCTATAACAAAAGAGGACAATTTCAGGCAATTCATAATCACGCACCATATTCGGAAGAGTTGGTACAAAAAAAGCTTTTCTTTTCATTAATTTCAGGTATCTACATTCTTTCAATGCCTGAGAACGTTAAAAACACAACTGTTTTTACAAGGGAAAAAGAATGGTTTGCCCTTGATGGATTATACCCCAGAGAGTCTATCGATACTTCAGAATTAGACGATATTAAAGAGGGAACTGTAATACTGTTTCCTTATTATATGGATCATTACGTCAAGCCACTAAAAGATGACGTAGAACGTATCACGATTGCCTTTAATATTATGTCATCATACGACGGATTCGTAAATGGTTAAGCTTGAGATTCAGTCCAAGTAAGGCGGCCTGCAATCTTAAATGGTGCATCGCCAGTCACTTCTGCAGTGTCGACAATCCGCGCTGCAATTGTGATCAAGTCAGGCCCGTTTGGAAAAACATTGTCTCCTCCAAGGATTGAGTTGCCCAAGTCAGTGATTTTAGAAAGATCGAAGTCAACGGCTTCTGAATTACGCTTGCCAGTACTGTCAACTTGGCCTCCTGATGCACGGAGACTGAAGACCGGAGTTCCGCCAACGATGGTATCACCTTTAACGTGCTTAATAAGCTGTGAGAGAGAAGGTGACTGGACTTTCTCGTAATCAATTGAACTAAGAGAACCATTCAAAACCAATTCGATTTCTACATTATGAGTGGTATTTAAGCCTAGCTGTCTTAGTTGTAATTGCATCCTGTTGATAATGTCACGGTCGCCAACAGCACCTGTTAAATTATTGTCTACAGATGGTGCAAGTCGGATCGACACAATCGGTACTAAGTCCACCAGCAGTTCTAAGTCCTCATTTGAGCCGCCGGAAGGTGCTCCGATGCTGACCGATGTGCCACTAGCAACGCTTGAGTAAGACCCAGGAGAAGGTGTGTATCTGCTAGTAGTTACAAAAATATAGGCATTAAAGTTTCCATTGGCATAGTCAGTAAATGCTACTTGTTCTCCAGCGGCATCAAGGCCAGTTCCAAACAAAAGTACTCCTGTTGAAAACTTTGCCGCATCAGCAATGTCGAATGGAATTCGTACATAAAAATCTTTACTTTTGTAAAATATACTCTTTCTGTCAATTAATGTAGAGGCTCCAACTGTCGTTGCGGTGATATTGCCAATGCCATTTGTAAACTGCAGGCTATTACTTGGGGCCGTAAAGAGGTAAGCCTTATCGTCATCAAAGCCACCATCCATGATGATTGAGGTGCCCCAATGGAACAACGTTGGCACATAAGTAGGAGTACCTACGTTTTCAATTTCATAACGTCCCGGAAGGTTGCCGGAGCGCATGTACGCTTCGTTAAGCTCGTTGTTATGGACAAATTGATGCATATACCTGACCTTGCCTACAGTATCTTTAAAACCAAACCTGATTTTTCCAGCGCCATACCAAGAATAATCCATGTAAACCATTTGGATTTTGGTCGGATCTACTTTAAATCCAGAAGGACCATTGCCGTCTGCAGTGTCCAAGTTCCAATTGCTTTGAGGTACTTTATAATCAATAGTTTTAGCAATAATGACACGCTGTTGACTTGATCCTCTATAAGTTGGCTGAATATGAATTGCAGTCGGACTTTCCACGGCTGTAACTTTATAGCTTTGTCCCCTGATAACAATATTGTCACCAGACGTTAACTGTTGCGTGAAAGAGGTATTCAAGCCAGTAACAATGTTTGATCCGTTGCTGACTGAAGCATTACCCGAGATCTGAGTAACTGAATCGCGTCTGCAGGCTTTTAAGGATTGGCCATCGAATTCATAGAAGAAGCCATTTTGATCGTCAAACATTCCACAACGAACCGACGCGCCTTGCCATTCAACAGGGGCCCATTCACCAATGCCTGTAGGCAGTGAAGTGTTAATTGATACGATAGCACTAGCTGTAAAACTAAAATCATCAAATGTGGCGACTTGATATTGCCCATTGAAGCCAGTACTTGTTATGCCGCGAAGAAGGAAGGTATCGCCTTGTGTTAATCCATGAGGATAAGTAGTATAAATCGTAAATTCTTGATTTGTTGTGTCGCCAGTAATTAATTCGATTGACCGTGCTGGATTAAAGTTGATCGCAATAGAGCATTGCAATCCTTTGCCTGACTGATACCGGAAATACTTACGGGTTTGACGAATGATCTTGGAATTTGGAGAAGTGCCAGCAGTAATCTCGACGCCACCATCAAATGGGCGGTGAATAAACGTACCGTCGGGGCGAACATACGCAGCAGTTCTTACCAAGTAATTTGTATCAGTTGATGTGAAGTCTGCAGCCGTAGTAAGATTTAATTTGTTATTTTCTGGAATAGAGGAGATTGTAAATTGACTAACGCGACCGGGTGTTGTTCCGTCGTTTACAATATAAATAATATCTCCCGGCTTGTAATATTGCTTGAAGAGTGCTTCATCATTGCCATTCACGACAATAGATCCAAGTTCGGTAGTAACCAATCCGGCAGCAGGCGTCAGGCCAGTGACACTTGAGACTGAAAAACTATAATTGCCAGATATAGGAGCAGTGACAGTTACCCCAATACTATTCAAAGCATTGTCTACTGTTGTGGCGATTTCAAAGTTATCCTTGTCTAAAGGAATGGCGTAGTATGTAGCTCCGTCAGTAAGTCCGCTAAATGCAACTGCAGGGTCTGAAAAAACAATTGCTTGCTCAAAATCAAGGCTATGGTCGCTGTAATTAAAGATGCATCTAGTACTGATATTGCTAATGGCTGTGCCAGGTACCTCTAAATTTCTCGGAGGAATAGCGGAACTAGAGGCAAGCGAGAAACTATTGGCAGTAACTGAAGAGACGATCTGCGTGCCGTCCAGAGCTCCAATACTAGTGCCCAAGTTCACGTTGATAGGCGCAGTGCCGCTGCTGGTAAAGTCAAATATAACCCCGTTAGTATTTTGCAATGAAACTCGATCTCCATCGACAACTTTTACAAGAGCGTTGGTGAGAGACGGGGTGTATGTCGCTGCGATTACATTGTCTCTGATTTTAAATGCAATTTTTTCTGCAATATCATCTACATGAGTGATGCTACCACTGGTAAGTCCATACTCAGTACCAGCAGGATCTGCTCCTGACTTGACCGGCAGAAGAATCTGTATCAAATAACGCGAACCCGAAGCGCCAATAAAGCTGGCCGACCTATTCGTAGAATTGCCTTGCAAAGTACCAAAGTTAATAGTTTCAGTGGAGTCTGTTGAATGCCCTGCATAGGTCGTGTTGTCGACAATTAAGGCAACGCTAAATAGTCCGTGCTGTTGATTGGCAGAAGTGCTTGGAGGTGAGAATACACCGTCATGCGTATAGCGCCATCCATTTGTAAGTACAGGTGTACTTGCGCTAAAGTCGTTAACATTACTGGTTTCGGTTGTAGAAAGAGCACTTGCTAAATAGGATACGGTTTGATCATTGACTGAAATGCTTTCAATATTAGGTATCTTGCTAGGATCTGGAACTTCAAAGACGGTGATCCAATACGGCCTTTCCTGATTCTGCTCGAATTTTGTTTGAACAACATTGTAGGCATAACCACCAAAAGGCGTTCCGCTCATATAATTATAAGCGACTCCTTGGCTCCAATTATTATTGGTTGTTGGAAAGTTTTCGGTGGTAGTATAGCTTGTCACTAGACTCCCTCCACTTGTTACCTTGTGCTGAACAGTAACTGAATTCATTGTATGGCTTAAAGTCATCGTGCCATCAGTTACAGTGCTAGCTGTCCCATTGAATGGCGTTACAGCATTCGTGCCATTAATAAGCAAGTTTGCAGCATCTGCACCCATTGTTGTCCTTATATCATCCAACGCTTCCTCAGTCGCCCTAAAAATAGCTTCTGCGATGGCGCCGTTTGGTGTAGGAGTAGGAGCATTGGTTGATAATGTCGGAAGCACTCCATTGGTTCCAGCAGAAAAGCTGACTGACTCGCCACTAACTAATCCATGGTTTTGAATATAGATACTATTCGCAGTTGCGTTTTCGTCGGTATAAGTCGCAGTATATGCGCCGTCGGCAACGCGAATTCTTTGATTAGTACCACCAATTTGCAGTTTGATGCGATCCGGTGACATCACTTCGCCAGTAACAGTCAACGGGTGCGTTTGCGTTGTAAAACTTGGAACTTCTGTGGCGGTTGCAGCCTCCGCTTGTGTTTGTATCGGATTACCTGAATCCAAAGCAATTGAAATAGATGTACCGTAAGATAAGTTATGGCCAGGGAGAAACATAGTATCCGCTTCGGTATCAGCCATTAGCGGGCAAATAAATACGTCTCCATCTGAATAGGTCTCAGTAAAGGCTGGATCTCCGGTAGCAGGAACAACATTCGTATAGCTACCAGAACTTACACTATCCACTACAAGCTCACCAGCCGTTGAGGCAGTCATCAAATTAGTTCCACCGGCTCCGGTGTAATTTCCGCCACCGTTTTCATACCTGGAAAAGTCCTCAACAAATTCATACCCATCCGGCAATGTTCCAGACTTACCAAATGTAAAGTTGGCGTCATAAGTACTGTTGTAGATAAGACCATCCCAAACGTTGGTAGCAGGAAGACCGGCTGACTTTTTAGCCAAAACAAACCGATCAGCTTGCAGCTCAGAAACGCCCCAATAACCTGAATTCCCAGTATTAGAAGCATTTGACTGTCCGGCAGACATTAAGTCCCGACCAGAGCCTTCCGTGGTGGTGTTATCTACTTTTGCCCTAGTGCGAATAATTGTTTTAGTTGTAGAGGAATATCTCGTACCATATGCTTTACACTTTTTCTTTTTATATTGTATACACACCGTCGCGGCGGAAGGTTCTCTTTGTAATTCTTTTACTTCGTAAACCAATTGAAATTGTCCCCTGCCAAAATCATAGGTTCCAGCAGAAGTGAAATTAATCGCTGCATTAGTAGCATAAGTACCGCCAGTCGTTTCGCATAATGTAATTCCGGCAGAGTCGACAGACTTGACGTAGTAAATCTGAAATCGTTGCAGGCCGCCAATCTCAGTATCACCAGCAGGAGGGATGTACAACAAAGCATCACCAATGGCTAAGCTGTTGTTAGTCCATAAGATTTTATTGGTAGAAATATCGACGTCTGCCGCTTGAATCTTGAAAGAATAAATTCCAGTCTTTTCTTTAGCTTCGGTTAATGTAGGAGTAAAAGATACATTATTATTTAGTATATTCTCATGGTCAATAATTGGCCGCCCATCCGCAGCATTATCAGTCAATGTACCTTGTAAAGTATTAACTTTTTGCCCGATTGTATTTCTTAAATAAATCTGAGTGTCTGCAGTCAGCCCATGATTGTAATCAGTATTAACTGTCAGAGTAGAAGGTGTTGCATTGTCTGTAGTGATTCCAGTGGTTTTGTTGAAATTTATGTCACTTGCAGTGTAAAATTCCCCAGGGACAATGGATGTATAAGCACCATTTAATGTTGCAGTTGCACTTTGAACTGTCCGAGCGTTGTATGCAAAAGTGGTAGTTGTAGGCACTTTGCTTACGAGATACTTTCCTTCAGCCGTATATGAACTTAGGCCTCGAACGTCGACTGGCGTACCGACCGTCAAGCCATGCGTATTTGCAGTAGTACAAGTAATAACGTCACTATTGGCGACACTTGTGACACTAAGAATATCAGTAACAGTAATATTAGACTGAGAAGGATAAAAGGCTGGGATGCTATTAACTACTTCTAGTGTTTCCCACTTTGATGGCTGCAACCCGTACTCAAAGTCTGTATCAATCAGGTTAGATGGAGTTGAAACCCTAAGCTTGTTTACTGGATCAACGTAAGCCTCATTGAAATCTACATTTTGAAATTCTTTATCGATAAAGACCTGCAGCTCATCGGCTGCATTCATAGCAGAGGTGTCAAAATCGAGAGTTAAAGTTGTCTCCTGATTCTCATGGTCAACTACTGCGGTGCCTCCGCTGCCAGTTGCAGCAAAATTATAGATGATTAAATTATCAGTAACATTTGTGATTAATTGAATCGCCTTTAGCGGAACAACACCAGGCAAGACAATGGTGCCCACACCTGACGTGCCAGGAGTAAAAGTATACTGGCTTACAAGCTTTTTTGCCATGATTAATTAACCTAATGCGATTGCGAAAGCGATAGCCTGTGCTGTAGTTATGCCACCTGATGATGAGGACGAGGCTGACGATTGGCCAACCCATTTCACTCCATCCCAAGTATATGTTAACGAGCCCTGAGTAAATACTTCGCCTACCGTTGTTGGTGCAGGAAAATCAAGGGCCATTTAGTACCTCGTGCTATATATATTATTCCAGTGGGGCTGGCCAGGGGGTTGCAATAGCAGGATTAGTAACTGTTTCCATCACAGTGTTACCATCATCATCAACAACAACATTGCCGTCGGCATCAGTTTTTTGTTGTGTAATAGTAGCTGCACCAAATAACAATTCTTTTAAAGATGGTGCATCAGCAACAGCATCGATCTCGGCTTGACGTGTATTACACGCTGTCCGTACAGCAGCACGGTATGTCTTCCAAGCCGACGGGATATTAGACCCAGTCTCTTTGGCTTTAATGACACGCCAGTCACTAGGGGCCAGCAGCAAAGCTGCGATCTCACCTTGTTCAGCAGACCACAACGTCTTTAATCCAGTTGTGACATTACCGCCTTCATCAGTAACATCTTCAAGTTGCTTAGGGCTGTCAACGCCCCAATAGAACCGTTGGTCATAAACAGGATCACTAGCAACTTCTGTAATGCCAATAGCTTGCTTTTCTGCAAGTGAAGCTAATCGCAGCCAGTTTGCTGGGTACTGAGTACCAGAAGCATCCGTAAATGCCCTGTCATAGCTCAAAGGTTTGCCGTTTAGTAAAAGCATGATTGTGAGGGTGATGAAAAAAGGTCAACGAGCAAGCCCGCCATTGCTGGCGAACGGGTTAGAAGCAAATGCGAGATATACATGAGTTTCATTGTTGCTATTTATAGAACTTGCAGTGCGTATCTTAAATCCATTGCTTAATAAATCGATTCGATCAGTAATTCCAAAATCAGTTTCCTGATTGCTGACATTTGGAACTAGTGTTCCTTCTCCTCTTTTAGAGTCAAATGTATACCAATGGTTACCAGAAACAGCACTTTTTATCATTACCCAAGCTACAGAATGGCCGGTGTACACAAACGGACCATCAGCGGCTCCATTGCCTAAAAATGCACCCACGGAACTATACCCTTCGACACTGCTGAAACAGTAAGCGATGTAATCCTCTGTACTAGCGTTTACTTTATCATCTGTGCCAACACTAAAAGCACTTGAAGTTGGAGAGGTATCGTTCCATATAGCTCCTGTGTTTGAACGTATGGCGGCACCGTTCCCGGCAAATAACTTTAAATAATAGTCTTGTGGACTTGTTGCGTCTGTCCCAACATGATATATAACGCCCGCATCAGCAACATCACGGTTTTTGACCATAATCATGCTCGGCGGTGCATTTAATCCATGACCAATAGTTCCTGAAGCGCTACCATCTCCCTCATAAGACACAATACTGAACCCGCTTTCGGGTGACGCCATCACCCGTGATGCGATGCTTGGGACGTTTGGTGGTGTGACACCGGAGTCTACCAAGATTTTACCGTCTACCCTAATACCGCCTATTGTTGCTTTCGAGAAAGAGCCATTAGTGCTAATTACAAGTGAATCTGTTCCGTCAATCGTGCCAGAACCACTAAATACTGTTGTCCACTGACCTTGAACAGGGGTAACAGAATTACCGTCCCAAGATGCTGTTGTATTAGCGGCTGATATATTACAATAAACTTCTAACTTAGAAGTAAATGAAATAGCTGGGCTGGGAAGAAATTCGAGGGTTAAGTTTGTTCCAGTCGCTTGTGATTCGCAGTACGTTGAAGTGCTGCCGTCAAAAGCATTTGCCTTGTTAGTTGGGACCGATCCATATATATAATTGCTGTACGTCGCACTCTGCGTATATGTTGAGCTATTTAAACTACCAGCAACAATCGTAGATCCTTCAGTATCGCTTGTATTGACCTGGAAGCCCATTCCAGAATGATTCTCACAATACGCATACAACGTCGGTGCGCTTGCTGCTATCACAATCTGTGTATAAGCTCCGGCACTGCCTGGCGTTCCTACAGTCGTCACACCTGTTGTGTATTCCGTTCCACCAGAAGCATGCGTGCCATCGCTATTGGTTGAGAATCTCAAAGGATGACCGCCACCTGTAGCGTTTGACGAGTCTGATTGATCAAACTTGTAGGTGCTGCCTTCTGCAAGAGTTAGCGTTGGTTGTTGAGCACCATCGGCATAATACTTGTTTCCAGAACCAGGATTTGCAACTGTAATTGCATAGGTCTTGTTGCTATTAGCTCCGGCGTTCCACGCCCATGCAACATAGCTAGAGCCATCTGCTCCAGTTTTAGCATTATCGCCTACTGTAAAACCATTTGAATCAAATGATTTAAGTGTATTTGTATTAGTATTTTCAGCAAGATCAGTATCTGGTCGGAGCATTTCTGTGGCTCCACGGATCGCATCAAACGCTAAGTGGTTATTGTTAGCACTCCTGTTTTTGATCCACACGAACTCTGGTTGAAAGGAAAGTGATGTTATTGACGTATCTCCAATAGCGCCCGGATATGTAACAATATCCATCGCCGTCGAACCATCCGCAATCGTTGGCTCAGGTAACGAAGAAGTGCATAAACACTTGTAGCCGCTTGGTGCGGCATATGCAAAGGCACGTTGGCCGAAGTTAATTATATAAGTTGCACCTGAACTGCCATCATAATCAGTTACACAAAATACCCAGCCAATATCGGTTCTTATATTTGTAAATTGAGTTCCCTGGGATACACCATTCTTGTAACATTGGAGAGTTCCGTTTTCAGCATCAAACGCCCAACCAAGAATATCTCCAACTCCAAAAGTTGCCGTATCGGTTCCTAAAGTTGCTGCACCGCTTGCTGTTTCAACGTCCCCATCGTAACCAACATAAATACTTATTCCTCCCTTTTCTTTTGGAACGTTGCTAACGCCTTGCTTATAATCACTGTCTCCAGGAAGCATCCCCACCATTGTGAAGTTACCACCGGTGCCCAAAGCACTTAACTCAAACTCCCAGTACCACTTACCTGTACCAGCAGGTGTGTAAAAGTTGGTTAGATTTAGTGGATAGCTAGCACCAGTAGTTACTTTCAGGTTGCCGTCACTAAAGGTTGAAGTTGACGAAGTAAGGGGGTTCCAAGTCGGGTAATTCGCTACGACTTCGCCACCGATTCCGGTGTCTGTCTGCGTGCCGTTGGTTGGGGTGTCAACTAGGGAGTCAGTCCCTATTGACGTTGCAGGAATTGGAACCCCATCAACTAGAACCGCGGCGACACGCATACTATTGCTTACGCCAACGGAGGACAATGGCGAGCCACCTAGATTCATTGTATAGACATAGTAATTGCCTACTTGATGTTGGGCCACTGGTAACGTATTTGTTGTTTTAGTCCAATTAGCACTGGCTGTAGCAGCTAAAGCAGTGCCATTTATGGCGCATCCATTTCCGCCTTCTACGGTACTGGCATAATCCTCGTAAATGACAAAGGCTGCAGTCGTACAGGGTATAGAAGTAGTAAATGTATGAACATACTCGTTAGCCCCTGAAACGTTGCCAACTGCACCTGCACTAGTAATCGAACCGTCAAACGCTAGTGACCAATCAAAACCTGTTCCATAAGGAGCACCACTAGTAATGCTTCCTGCTGCAGAAATATTGCGGCCAAAAGCCGTTAAGTTATTAACAGTCCACGTATTACCGTTGCCACTTGTGTCTGCACCAAGCGCAGCGTCATTGCTATTATCTGCAAAGGAAAGCCTAAATGAATTATCGGCAACGGATACGCCGGAGTCAATAAGAATTTTGCCGTCAACTACAGGGTTGCTTAACCGCAGATTAGTACCGCCAGGAGCTGTCGAAGAAATTGAAGAAAGAGATTGTGTCCCTAAGTCAAATAGCTTTGGAGCACTACCAGAGCCAGGGACACCTGTAAGTGTGTAAGCACTGCCATTAATTTCCACACCTTGGCCGTCACCTGCTGTGTATGCACTGATATACATTTTTACGTTACTACCGTCC